AGAGATAGGAGCCCCTGGCATTCTAGCAGGTGGCTGGGTGTATAAGCGTTGCAAGGAACTTATGCGATCTTCACGATATCGTGACAAGCTGATCGCCTTAGATATTAAAATGTCTAAGGTGGCCATGCCATGCATAAGCGAGACTTTCAAAGAGAAAGCGCGGGAAGATTATCTTAAAAAGATGACCAATCCGCCTCGATCGCCCCGAAATGTCTCTTTCAGCGAAGCCAGAGAGTTCTTCTGCCGGCACGCTGAGCAGCTCAAGGGGGAAACGGGTGTGTGGGATGAGAGAGTGAGGCTTGGATGGATGAAATCTGCTGTCGCCAAGAAGATACGTGAAACAGTTCACGAAATCTATGGCGGCAAAAAGTTCAAGCATTCCATAAGCTTTCCAAAGGACAGTGCAAGTCTCGAGAACCCCTGCTATAATGGGGGGCAATTGGGATTTATACTGTCACTCTGGTTGCGGAGCAGGATAGATCGGCATCTTGTTGAAGATCCGATCTGCCCTCAGGATGTTTGGTGTACGTACGAAAGGGAGATAGCTCCAAATCGTATGCGAGTCGTATCACAGCCCTCTTATGATAGAATCTTGGTGGATTCTAAGGGAGAGGCATTTGTAGAGACGATGTACTCCAAATATCTTGATTACCTGCTTGATGACCTTCAGGAGACCGTCGATAAAGAAATTGACAACCGTCTTCTTCATCAGGTGGGTGCGGTTCCATATGGGATACCCGAACCATTCAAGGTGCGAACGATAACCAAGTCTGAGTCCTGTCTTGTTTATCGAGTTACAGAGTTACAGAAGTTCCTATGGCAACACTTGAAAAAGTGTCCCGTTTTTAGTTTCACCGGAACTCCCGATACGGTAGAGGCAATTCGCGAGTGTTTCGATAGTGAAATCCTCAAAGGATTGATTGCTGTGTCTGGTGATTACGATGGAGCCACGGATAATCTTCGGCAGGAATGGTCCAATTTCTGTTGGGATTGTATTGCTGTAGAGGCTGGTTTGGACCTTCGCATGCATATGCTTGGTCGTAAGATGCTGACCGGTTTTGCTTTTGGAAGCAAGGGCAAGAAGGGAGGTGTTTTATGGACGAAGCAGATGAATGGCCAACTCATGGGATCTCCCATGAGCTTCCCGATACTCTGTATAATCAACTTCGCCTGTTGGGCTTGTGCTTACGACAAGCCAGCGTCTCACGTTCATCTGACGCGGAGTAATCTTAAAATAAACGGTGACG